TTATTGATGAGTGTTCTCAAGTAACACTAAAAGCCAAGAATATTGTATCATCCAGACTAAGATATAAGTTGGAAGAGTTCAAAGTAATCCCTAAGTTATTATTGACCTCAAACCCTAGTAAGAACTTTCTTTATTATGATTTCTACAAACCAAATAAAGACGGGACAATATTACCATATCGTAAGTTTATTCCGGCGCTTGTCCAGGACAATCCTTTCATATCACCACATTACATTGAGAACTTAAAGAAGCTGGATAAGGTCAGTAAAGAGCGTTTACTCTATGGTAACTTTGAATACGACGACGACCCAGCTAGACTTATTGAATATGAGAAGATTGTTGAGATGTTTACTAATGCTGATCAAAGTGTTGATGGGAAGTATTTAACTGTAGATATTGCTAGGTCCGGAAGAGATAAGACCGCATTCTTTTACTGGCAAGGATTACACATTTACAAGATTGAATATTGGGATAAGAATACAACTAAAGAAGTAAGGGAAAGAATTGAAAGGGATTGTCAAATTGAACAAATACCACGAGGTAATGTGATTGTTGACGAAGATGGAGTTGGTGGTGGAGTAGTTGATGAAACCCAAGGGATTAAGGGTTTTGTTAATAACTCTAAAGCGATTGAGAAATCAACTTACCAGAAAGCATCATCAAAGAAAGACTATCTTGGTTATGTTCCAATGAATTATCGTAATCTTAAATCACAATGTTACTTCAAACTGGCAGACTATATCAACAACAATAAAATAAGTTGCTATAAAGATGTATTAATCGAGGTTAAAGAGAAACTGGTCGAAGAGTTAGAACAAGTCAAACGAAAGAATATTGACAAAGATGGTAAGTTAGAGATAGTACCGAAAGAAGATGTTAAAGAGTTATTAGGTCGAAGTCCCGACTTTTCAGACGCTATGATGATGAGAATGTATTTCGAAGTAAATAACGTAAATGTAGGTTGGTTTTCAGGTTAAATAAATAATATTTAAAAACCTTAAAGGTATTTTTATTAATTGATTCACATCTATCACCTTTCCCAAGGTTTTAGTCACCTCTTTTTCCTTGGGTTTCATATTCATGGGACGAATAACCGAATTGTACAACAAGGCGAGTAACTTCTTAGTTAAAGAAGTTAGAGTCTTCAATGCTGCAGAGACAGCAAATTTAGCGAACGCACCATTACAACCAGATTGGAATTGGTTATCTACTTTTGGTGTTCCACGTAAGACTAACACTTTTGAATTAAGACAATACGCTAAGTCTACTTGGGTTCAGATGATTAAGCGTTCTATTAAGAATAATATAATGACTACCGAATGGGATGTTGTTAATGCTGATGATGAGATTAAAGACGAAGACAAAGACAAGTTTAAAGATGATATTATTAAAGTTAAAAAGATATTAAAATATCCCAATAGAAACAAAGATACATTCGCTAAGTTATGGGGGATGTATTTAGATGATGTTCTTGATTTAGATTCTGGAGTTATTTGGAAAGGTCGTAATTTATTTGGAGAAGTAACTGAGTTATTCGCTTATGATGGTTCACGATTCTTTAAAAAGATTGATGAGAAAGGAATAGTTGAAAAGTATTATCAATTCTCATTTAGATTCCCAAGAGGTCAACCACAACCTTTTGACGTTAATGATATCATTTATGGGAGTATTGGTTACAATACAGACCAGTTCCCTTATGGTTGGTCACCTTTACAATCAATTCAACAAATAGTCGAGTTAATGATTCAATCAGATAGATGGAACAAAGAGTTCTACCAAAATAATGCTGTGCCTGAGGGAATGATGAATATCCCTATGGATGAGCAAGCGTTAGATAGATTCAAGACTTATTGGGAAACCGAGATTAAAGGTCAACCTCACAAATTACCTTTTATTAATTCAGCAGATGCTAAGTTCGTTCCTATGGGAATGTCAAACAGAGATATGGAATGGTTAGAAGGACAGAAATGGTACTTCCATTTAATATTCGCAGCATATGGATTAAGTCCAGCTGAAGCAGGATTCTATGATGATGTGAACAGGTCATCTCAAGAAGGACAAGAAAGAGTTAGTGTTCGTAATGCAATTCGACCTTATTTAACTTTGATTGAAGAACAAATCAATCGGGAGATTATCCCTGAGATTGTAGGTCATGATGAGATTGAGTTTAAATGGTATCCTAAAGACGACCAAGCTGAGAAACTACAACACGAGCAGATGATGGCTAAGTTATCTCAGAACGTAATTACTATTAATGAAGTTAGAGCAAAAGAAGGTTTAGATCCTGTTGAGTGGGGAGACCAACCAATGATGATGGCTATGCAAGATAGAGTTGTTGAAATGGGTGGCGAAGAAGAAAAACCTTCTGGAAATAAAGAAGATAATAAACCTAAGAAAGAGGAGGCTAAAGGAGAGGATAAGACGAGTAAGCTATATCGGAAACTCTTTACCTCTTTCATGAAGAATGGCTAATTCTGATAGTGGTAAACATGCCACAGACCAAGCACATGAATCTTACAGTGATGATAATAAAGCACGTAGGGTTATTGATGTTAATTCCCCAATAGATATGTCAAGTGGTTCAGTTCCAGGTATATCTTCAGTTCATAAGTTTGGAGAAACACCAGATTTTGATATTGGTGATGGGAAGGTAAGTATTTGGGATGGTGCAGATGATGGTAATCTAAACCAAATGGTTTATGTTTACTCCACTGGGGCAGATATTGACAGTTTATCTAGTTCAAATGCAGCGGACACTCAAGAAGTAGAAGTACAGGGATTAGATGTCAATAAAAATTTAGTTGTTCAGACAATAACTCTATCTGGGACTACTCCCGTTTCATTAAATACCGATTTATGCCGAGTATTCAGAATGAAAAACTCAGGGACGTTTGACTTCTCTGGAATGGTTTATTGTTATGAAGGTCCAGCCCAAACAAATGGAGTTCCAACTAATTCTGGTTCTGTTCGGGCTATTGTTAATAATGGAAACAACCAAACATTAATGGCTATTTACACAATTCCAAATGGTAAGACTGGATATTTAAGAAGTTTCTTCGCAGCCACAGCAGGGGCTAATAAAGTTACAAATTATATTATAGATGTAGTTGCTCGTTCAGATGGAGGAGTATTCCAATTACAACATAGGACAGCATTATCTGAAGTTGGAACAAGTCATTTTCAACATAACAATACTATACCTGAGAAATTTAATGCAAAAACAGATATTGAAATGAGAACAGAAATTACTGATGGCACCATAACTGGTGCGGCAGTAAGTGCAGGGTTTGAACTGACATTGGTGGATGATTAGAATGTTAGAACTAGACTTTAATGTTTTTATGGAGCATTACGAGAAGCAGAAGAAGTTGAGGAATGAAGACTTTCGTAAGTTGCACTATGAACAATTATCAGACTCATTCAAGTTATACTTAAAGAGTGCAGATTATTGGGAATACTTTACTACAATATCATTTGACAGTATTGTTGAGTTTGGATCACAATACGAAGTTACTAGAGAACAAGCCATTGATGACTTTAAGGTGAACTTCCTGACTGATGCAATGCCAGTAAATACTGAAGTTGTAGAGGTCAAAGAGTTGCCGGATGAATTAACTAAGGAACTTAAGCCATTCGAAGCAGAAGAGGCTAAACCTTATGATGACTTCCTTATCTCCAAGTTTAAAGAGTGGGAACGTAAGATATTGGGATTTGTCGATGAGACATTGGAACATGAGATAATTAACAAATCATTTGGTGACTTCATGAGAAGACTATTCAATGTGGTTAATACTGCAGATTTTAGGGCTAAGATCAAGTCGTCAATTAAGAAAGTATTTGTTGATGGGATTGAAGAGGCTGAACTTGAAGTTAATGTTGATGTTGGTTTTGATGCTGATTTTGCCAATGAAGTAGATGTTCAGACTGACAGGCAGTTGGATGGTTTTATGATTGAGGGGAAAATGTGGAGTGGAATTCGAGGAGTATCTGTTGATGTCCAGAGAGAAATTAGAGAGTTAGTTGTCAAGTCTATTGAATCTAAAGCCAGTATGAAAGAACTTAAAACTGATATTAAGAAGACTATGGATAAGTTTACTGGGACTGAGATTAAAGATGGTCGGGCAACAGCAATCGCACGTACTGAATCGAACCGAATGAGAAACGCTTCTAAACAAAAGGCTTATGAGAAGAGTGGAGTTGTTAAGGGTAAGAAGTGGAATAGCTTTATTGACGATAGAACATCACCGATATGTAAAAGGTTAGATAATCAAAAAGTAAGTCTGAATAAGAATTTTATTGATCCTAAAACAGGTTTTGAATACGACCATGCTCCGGCACATACCAATTGTCGGAGCGTTTTATCACCAATCTTATTAGATGAAGAAATAAATAATATTTAAATACCTTAATAGTATATTTCTAACATGGAAAATAAATCTAATGAAGATATAAGACATTGTTGGATGCCTATTTCTAAGTCAGCTTCTGGTGGTTTTGTTGGTATTTTATCCGATAATTCAATAGATAGAGATGAAGAATTTATGACAAAGGAATTATTACAATCATGGGCGGAAGATACTAATCCATTACCAATGCTGGCTAATCATGAGAATAAGATTGAGAAGTTAGTTGGTGGATGGACTGAAAAACGACTAGTAACCAACGGAGATAAGTCTGCCCTTGTAGCAAAACCTTTCTTTTTGAAATCTAACCCATTGGGAAGACAAACAGAAGAAATGGTTGAGGAAGCGCTATCTAAGGGAATGAACATTGGTATTTCTATTGGAGCAATAC